CGGTAAATGGTTGCCAATCAGACCATGTTGGCGATCCAGCAGGATCATCTTCCGTGAACCGCAATTCATGGATGACATCGACATCATCAAATGCGTTGACATCCCCGTCGAAATTACCCGCCCGATCATCGAATAAACCTTCAGATGAATCGAACAGAGTCACATAATCCACGCGAGTCTGTTTCAGAATAGATGTCACGCGAGTCAAGAACACTTGGTTCAGATCAGCAGATTGTCCGAAATAGTAGAATCCAGAAGCATCTACGTTACCCGCGCCACCATCGAACAGACCTTCAGCATCGTCAAAATCTCCAGTCACATCATCGAAATTCAGCGATGTATCGAGAATGATTCGATCTTCTTCATCGACCTCGACCGTATCGTCAAATGTGCCGTTATAGTCTGGACTCTCCGTGATGGTTAGAACGCCAGTATAATTATCTAGCTTGTCGATATTTGAGCTAAGCGTGACCGTTGCAGGAGTTTCAGATGCCAGACCCAGCTTATCAATCGCCTTAACAAAGTAAGTTCCGTTCCGCGCAGGAACGAACACAGATGTTGCAGGACGCGATACTTTAGGAACTAGACTAATTGCATTCTGATAAGTCGGAGCAACATCCTCTGAAGCGAATCTGACACGATAATGCGATAAATCCAGATCAGGTACAGCAGTCCATGTTAGGAAATACTGGTTACCGATTAAGTTTCCAGTGAGTCCAGTGACATTGGATGGCGGTGCTGTCTTACCGACTACCTGATAGTCGATTGAAGTGTATGTTGATGTCGCACCGATTGAGTTAATCGCTCTAGCGCGAACAGTGTATGTTCGACCATCCTCTACGTTAGGTAACTCAAACTGACCGCCAGACGATTGGCCCATATTCACAAAGATTGATGTGCCTTCTAACTGCGCTTGTACCTCGAATCGCTCTACCAATGCATCTGTGCTGTCTACATTAGCAATCAAGACAGAGATAGCTTCTTCGTTCAATGCGCGTAATTCATCGCTGACAACCAGACCAACAGGGTCAACATTCAGCGCATCCGGCAGATTGGACGTAAACGACTCAGGTTCTTCTTTATCAGAAACCCAAGGATAGACCGTAGCATTATGCTCGACAGCAGTGAAATTAACCGTACCATCATACGATATAGCCATTGAGTCAATCCGAAACTCTTTACTAACAAAAGCAGGAGTCGGATGAGTAATCGTTACAATGTCACCGACAGCGCATTGCATGGACTCAGATGTTGCTTTGAACTCGATTCGCAGTGAGGCTTTACGAGTTTGTAAGCAGTAGGTCTTAATTAAGTTTCTGGCCTGATAGTAGTTGGTCACCCCTACCATCGAGAAGTCTTTTTCTAAGACTACGTTATTGTCCTCAGCTAGAAATGTTGCTTCATCTGCGCTTCCGGCTTCCGGCCATATTACTGTATCGCCCTGCCAGTTAGCTTCAGGGTTGATAAATTGACCTCTGACTCTGTTTGTCCGGTTGTTCTTCCCTGCGCCGACAATCTGAATACCGCCAATCAGGTTATCCGTAGTGAAATCGAACGTAGAATCATAGTCATCAACTACTATTACTCTATATTTGCCGTCTTGAAACGGCATCATCGCTTGCATAGATGACATAAGAATCTTGGTGTTATCGAACAGAGTTGTATCCGTGTCGATGATTGCATTACAGTCAAACCGATTGACGTTTTCTCCTGAGCCGTCATAGGTTTCTAGCTGTTCTTCACACTTATTGGCCGCTACTATGAAAGATGGATCGTCAATCAATGATGCTGGAAGCCCCTTTCCGTATCGAGTATTTGTTAAGTAGTCCCTTAGGCACAAAGCAGGATTAGAAGAAAGTCCAGTTGTCCCATCTCTTGGATCGTAGACCTTAATTCCATTCACAATCGCAGTGATGTTTGGAATGCTTGTGAACACGTTTGAATTATATTTAATGCGGATGCCTAGATAAGCAATTCCGCTGAGAGTATCGATTGATGAATCCCATGATGGCGCGGCATCCAAAATATCTGATCCTGTTTGGTCATCTGCACCCGTCTTCTTATCGACGCTGAAATAAGGCTCATATTTAGAATCTGTTAGTGGATTGTCATCAATGAATATTTCACCGATTGAATCGACCTCGCCTTCACAAAGAACCAGACACATATAAAGGAATGTGTTTTTACTTCCTGAAGTTTCAACGAATACACGAACACCGCCAACGCGACGAGTCCCGTAAATCACTGGTATTGCCGCTGTCGTTGACTGCTTATTGACTAAAACTCCGCGGGCCTGTTGCTCAGTATAGGTAGGAGTGTTTGGCGGCTTCGGCGTAGGATTTGGTCTAGTAGGCAAACTGATCGATGGTGGGTCAGGAATATCAGGAATATCAGGAATGCCAATAATGTCACCGATTAAATCGACAGCACCGTCCCATGCATCCTCGACAATATCTGATGCTCCATCCCAGACATCCTCAACTACATCTTTTATTGGATTGACGATAAAACTCATTAGTTGAACCTCACAATTAATCCTGCCTTTGTCTTGCAAACAATACTTGCATTCAAGATAAGGCAGAATTTCAATAGCTTGCGATTATTGACTAATGCGTAAGATGTGCCAGATGTATTAAAGAAATCAACCCATTTGCTTTTGATTTCTTTACTCCATTCCAAACACTCGCCATGAATAAAATTAACCCAATTACCTTTGATGCAAACAGGTTCTACGCGAATCATGTGATATTGGTCAGATTGTACGACAGGAGTATCGATCATGCTTTACCCCATTTAATGTCGCGGATAGACTCTGCGGCAAACCGCATACCAGTATCGTTAGGAAAATAAAACTGCTGAGATGTGGTATTTGTTAAACGCCCAGTTTTCCGTTCAAAGTCAGCCCAATGAGATGATAGGGAAAGATTGATCGTCGATGAATTGTCATTATCCTGTATTGCGAATGACTCAATCTGACCTTCAAATGTCTTTATAGCATCTCCAATGACTATTCCAGAGTTATCTAACAGAGCTAAAAATAGAGATACATCCTTGGCTACATAATCATCCGTAAGCAAGATTGATACATATTCTTGACTAACGCCAGACAGTCCCAAGTTAAACCCACCAACCCGCAATTCACTTGATTCTGAAGTTGCACCAATGGTCAACAAATGACCGGATGGCGAGTAAGTTTGCCCTGCGTAATTCACCGGATAGCTATTATCAGTCAGCCGGATGATCGACGACAGATTGATTTCCAAAAGATGGCACATACGAAATGTGCTACCTTCTAATGCTGTTAGTGTTGTGGAATCAATCGTGCGCGGCATCACAGCACCTCGATCATATCGATTTCGTATTCGTAATATTCGTTTGAGCTAAGGCTGTAAGACTGCACATTATTTGCAAGGCGCATGGTAAATGGCACATCGTTGTATGTGACTTCCTCGTCATCAGCTAATGCAGATACCAAAGCAGGTTCAATAGTCATGTCTCCTGCTCCATCACGATCAGCAGTGACCATATAGACCTTGCTGTGATTGGCGAATTTAACAATATCTCCAGCCTTGATTGTTCCTGTAATTCCATCAATCGCTACGGTAGAGCTACCGACAGCAGTGATGCCATTCACAGACATTGTGCCTGTTGCTGTCCCTGTCGTAGAGCTAATTACTGGCGGTACGATAGTAAACTCACCTAACTGTCCCTGTTGACTGATGACAAATGCATAAACAGGATTGAACTCTGCGCGAGTCATTGGATTGTATTTCGCAGAGAATGTCCATCTGTGACCGCCAATAGCACGAACCTGCAATTTGCCTGAGATGGATCGTGACGACAGATTGCTATGATTCGACTGAAGATTGATCGCCTGAAACTCTGGTGTGGTTGGATATGTGCCAGCCATTAAACAATACCTCTTGTCCCGCGATCGTTCATTGCGCTGTTAATCATGCCAATGATCTGGCCTCTGCGAGATTGTAGCAGACTATCAAATCCGCGAGCATCGACTGTGGAAATCTGGAAGCTGACATTGATGTTCCGATTAACCACTTGTTGCGATCCGCCCAGCTTGTCATTCGGTATGATTCTTCCATTCGTCCCCATCGTTAGAACTTCTGGTCCACGTTCACCGACAACATAAGATTCACCACCGCGCACCTGACCGCCCAAGGCGCGGGCGGATGATGGCGGTTGCTGGCTTCTAATCTGTTGAACTTGAGCCAAGCCTGACGCTACTGTTGCCGCCGCCGCGATAAAGTTGAATGGCGGAGGATATGCCGCTAGTGCCTTAGTTGCACCTTCATAAGTATTAATAATCGCTTGAGCGATACTAAATGCCTTAGCCGCATAGAAAGCGTCTTTACTAAACTGTCCGATTGCTGTTAGCGCATCTCCAGTTGCCTGAATTGCTCGCGTCGCCGCTTCTTCTTCAAGATTAGCTTTAGCCTCAATGTATCGACCTTCGCTAATAAGTTGATCTTTTCTATATTGTTCGATGATTTCTGCGCGACGATTATAGGAATCATAAACGTCTTTTTCAGCATCAATTAATCCTTTCGAGCGTAAGTCATCTTCTGCGCGTTGCATTTCCGTAACGCGATCATTGACTCTTTTTTCCTCTAGCCGCCTTACTTTCAGTTCTTGCCTGATTGCTTGAGTTAATTCTTTTTCTCTCTCAGCTTGTTGTTGCTTGTGCAAAATATCTAGCTGATTAGCGTCTTTTTCCGCTTGTTTCTGCTCTTGAATCTGTTGAATTCTTTGTCCTGCGGCAACGATTCGATTGAATTCCTCTTGCGTGAGCTTTCTTCCAGCTTCAGCGGCCATATCAGTTGCTTCAATAAGCAATCGCATTGGCGCACTCACATCTTTTTTAGCCGCAATTTGCTCCTGTCTTTTGATGTATTCAGAAAGAGCTTCGTTTGCTTTCTTTATTTCTTCAGTTTCTTCTTTGCGCTGACCAGTTAGTATCTCAAATACTACTTGTAGTCTTTTGTACTGATTTTCAGCTTCCTCGACAGCCGCATTCGATATTAAAAGTTCTTTTGCACTATCAATCTGTGCATCTCTGAGATTTGTAAACCCTCCAACGATTTCTTTAAGACCGGTAATTAAATCAACGCCGGATTTGCCAGACAACTCATTAAATCGATCTAAAGAATCTTGCTGTGTGTCTTTGAGGCTAGTGATCGTTTTACCTAATTCGATCATTTCCTCAGTAATTAAAGCAAGTTTTGCCCTGCGCTGGGCTTCCGACAAGGACGCATAATCTTCCGTAAACTCATTGAGCCTCTCGCGAGTCTCTTTGATTGCTTCGTTTGCGGCGAATAATGATCTAATAAATGGACCGCCGATCAGCGCACCAATGGCAAGCAATGCGCCAAAGGCCGCACCAGAAGGACCGAAGATTGCCGCAATCTGTGGACCCTGTTGGGCAAATACACGAACTGCATCCGTACCGGATTCGAGCTGTACCGCAACGTCCTGAACCTGTACGGATAACTGACCGGTAGTGTTCGTTAGCGCAGATGTTGCGCCACGGAATCCCTTGAATACTCTGCCTGTTTTTTCAGTCGATTTGCCTAGGTTATCAACAGCAGTACCGGAAGATTTGGCCTCATTCTTGAGCTTCGTCAGTTCTTTTTGAGCTTCTTTGAGGCCGACAGATTTGATTGCAAGTATCAGTTGTTCTACATTTGTCGCCATACCTAAACCTTATGCTTCGCCAGCTCCATGACAGCTTCAATCTCCCACCAATCCAATAATTCTCCGGTGAGTCTCATGTAACTTTCCAACTCAGGATATGTGTGATCCTTGAGTGAAGTATACGCTTTCCAGCAATGATCGTGTTGCCATGATAATGCTGGAGCATTTAACAGTTCAGGCGGCGCGGCTCCGCGAGTTTTCGCAACTTGTTTTAACGCCTGTAATCGACTGATTTTTGAGCCTTCGGGATAGCCATTGATGTAATAACACCATTTCCCGTATGCCACGAACTCTTGAATCAGTCTGCGATAAAATTATCTCGATCAATGAGAAAGCCGAAAATCTGATTCACTACAAAGGGTGAGTTTTCGCAAAGCCACAAAGCATTATCTCTTGAATACTTAAACGGCTTTCCATCTTTCTCTAGGTTTTTCCAATCAATAATGACATTTGCCACCATCGGCCAAACATACTCGTGATCGAAGAAATCCACATCTTCTTGATTCTCAAACTTTCGACGTTGCTCTTTCTGAGCTTTTCGCCATGCTTTCGAGTCAGTACCCTGAACTGTAAATATCGCGTCTTCTTTTTCTCCAGTGGCAGGATTGAGAAGCTGGAACTCCGCCCCAGCTTCATGCCTTTCAACCGTTGCCAGTTGATTTAAGTCCATAAAACCCCCTAGGTTTTATTGTTTACGTTAAGCCGCTGTGCGAGTGATTACGAGCTGTGAAGCATCGCTAGAGCTATAAAGTGCAACGAAATCCATTGACACTGTTACAGCACCTTCACCAGAGACATCCGGCTGTCCTGAATTGTACTTTACGTTTGGAATATCAATTTCCAAGCTATTACCGCTTACATCCGTCAATGTACATACTATTTCAGATGCAGTCTCATTAATAAACTTTTCATACAATGCTTTGCTATCAAAGTAGGTGACCAACGATCCACTTACACGAGACTTGCCGATAGATGGACGGTTAGTTGTATCTGAGCCTACGGAAAATAAAGGCTCTAGCCCATTTTCGATATTTACATCAAGACTTGTTACCGTAGCGATTGACGAACCGCCTTCAGTAATTGATCCAGTGAAAGAATCGAATGGCGTGTTGCCAATATCTGCCGAATAAGTTGATGAAGCAATCTCTGCTGTTGCAAGAGCTAAATCTTTACCTACCACCGAAATTGATGCTGACACCATCGAATTTGGAGCAATAGACAAAGAGAGAGAGTTAAATTCAACGCCGGTATAACGATGAAACTCTGGTGTAGCCAAGTCAGCAAACTTACGCTCTAAAGTGAACGAGCGACGAGTTGTGCCAGACTTCAATACGTTTGTCGACCATGTGCCACACATGACAGCCTCAAGGATGTCATCGAATGCGCCATATTCAAGTTCTGCTGATACATCACCGCCGATTGATTTGTTTCCATGACGGAAATCTTCGATTTGACGATCACCACGCAATTTTTCTGACTCAATTGCATCCTTAGATAATGCCAGAGTCGTTCCGGTATGCGGAAGCGGTGTGAAAGTCGGAGTTGATGGAGTTGTCCCATATGTACTCTCTGCGATGTAATGCAGTGAGTGTTGTGCGCCGTTTGCGATAGCCATGTGCCTTACCTCGCGTCAGTATATGTTTGAAAATCAACAGTTATAGGCACGAAATGATACGCGCCATCTGTGATAGCCTGTGCAATCGAAACTGACCGCACACGGATATTCACCCCATTATAAGACAAAACAGTACCGCGCTTGAAATGATCTGCAACGGAGTCTGTAACTGTTGTTCTGCCCGACCCTGCCGGATAAACAACATCTATTTGGTACAGACCGTTTGTTTCATCTTTTCCATTCGATCCAAGCCCAACTTGAAGCGTTTCGTTAGGGATAAAATTTGGTGACAAGAAAGTAGAAGTCCCATCTGGCTCATAAGGAACATTCGGCCACGAAATATCATAACCTCCAGAAATAGTATTCAGTCGATTATCAAGTGCCGCCTGTATGTCATTGAAAAAAGTAGACATTTATGATGCACCTTTTATGCGATTTATCATCTTTTGAGCATTAATCCTAACCATACCAGCAGGAGCTTGCTTAGAAAATCCATTGACTGTCTTGCCGGTTGGATTTTGAGGCGGGTTAGGATACTTGCCATATTCGACTACATTTGCGTATGGCAAATTATTCACCAAATAAAATGTTTGACCAAGTTTGTATCTTTCAACAGCCTTGTCGATTCGAGATATTGATTTTGCTCCACTTGGATCAAGTTGTTTAGTTCTTCTTACTGGAATCTGCTTGTTACTTGCATACCAATTATTTATCAGCATCCCTTTGTCTACTGGAGTCTGCATGACAATATCTACACAAGTTCTGCGGATAGATTTCTTCACTCGCTTCTCGCTGTTAGACACCAGCTTTACAGTGGCATCAGCAACTTGCTTTCCCCAGTTACTACTCATTTTCTCACCTGCAAATTACAAGCAACGATAGTCGATGATGGCTGAATATTAGAAATTGATATAATCCGATAATCTTCTGAGTCAATGGAAACTAAGTCATTTATCTTGTAAGCATGGCCTTCTGCTAACACTCGTCGATCACCTAACTCAATTCTTGAATCAGCTCGCTCGCTATCAGTGTAATCAAAAACACAAGCATATTTCTGAAATGTTGATGATGTATCTGATGTAGTTCCAGTATTAGGATCATATGCCCCTTTAGTCGTACGGGTAAAAGTCAACAGCCGCCCAAAATTCTGAAGCAGTGTTCCTGCGCTAGATTGAAGGGCGGTATAGTTGAACGTCATAACCTAAATACCTGAAATGCTGGTTGAACAATACGGTTCAGTGCATATTGAAGTGCTGGGGTGATCGTGCGGTTTGCGCTGTTTTCTGCGTATTCAACCTCGATGTCTCCAACACGTTCACGCAACGTCTTGCGCGATTGTATTTCCAACTCGCTGTATCCAGCGGCCTCAACGACAGTCGCCTCGTACACGGCGATTTTAACTTCTTTCGGTATCTCAGTCGCATCAGCGTAGTAGCCGTCGATAAGAGCCTCTGTACGGGGCCACTGAAGCGGTTGATTCTCGTTGGCCTTGTTTCCGATGAAAAATAGACGCTCAAAGTAGTCCATAGCGCGGAGTATCTGAGCTTCCACCACATCATCATCGGCGTTATAACTAATATCCCGACTATCTGCCCAAGCCTTAAACTCAGCCAGAGTGACGTACGAGTTAGCACCTGAGACAACAGAACCATCTTCAATGACCAATGCCATGACTTACGCCTCTCTATATCCACCGGATTTGTACGCATCAACCATTGATGGGTGAACCATCGCTTCTTTGCCATCTTCTCGAACCATTTTAGTGAGTGTTGGCGTATCTGATTTTGGAGCCGCTCTTTGATTCTGCCATTTTATGAATCCTCATTGAAAACGGGGGCCGAAGCCCCCGCTAGGATCGACATTAGCCGACCAATGTAGCGATGAAGTCAGACTTCCACGCTTTGACACCCCAAGATGCCGCAACTTCGATCATGGTCTTACGATAGCCCTTGTAAACACGGACCTCGAATACCAATCCTGAAACTGGATCTTGAACTGTCATAGCATCGTCTGCCATGTCGCCACCTTGTGGCACTGCTGGCGCACGAACCGCTAATTCCAAAGCACGACGATGGAATGCGATGTTCGCTGTGTAGTTGTTGCCGACAGTGATTGCATCGTTATCAGCTTCAGCCGCTACCAGACCAGTTCCACCGATAGTGAATGAACCGCCAGCAAGAGCTGTGTTGACGACATACTTGTCAGAAGTACCTGCGAACGTGACGATGTCACCAGCAAGGATTGTTCCTGAGCCAGTATCAGTTGTGATTACTGTGTCTCCAATAGCTGAAGAAGCATCGTTCAACAAGTAGCCAGAGCCAGTACCCTTGGTGTGTAGGCCGACTTGAGCTGACTCGCGGATACCAAGACCTTGAAGGTCAAGCAAGATGCCCTGACGCAGAAGATCAGTACCGCCGGCGGTGTTAGCCTGCTGTAACTGAGCGAGCTGACGCAAGTTTGTTCCTGCGAGCGTGTTCAAGACCAATGACACTTGACCATCGTTCTGTGGCATACCGTTATCAACCAGAATCTGGCGGATTTCAGCAATCTCAGAGAAGTTAGAGCCGAATGGTGTAGTACCTGCTGTACCGAACGCACGAGAGGAGTTCGTGTAGGCTTCTTCCCACAAGTCTTGCTCCATTTCGTTAGTCAGAGTACGCATTGCCTGAGCAATCTGGTCACCGTACACAGTCTCGAATCCGATACCGTTGTTCAGATGCAGTACATCTTCACCAGTGTAAGGAATCTGAACCGCACGAGCGTTTGAGATTGTCAGTGTCTTGTTATCAACAGTCTGATCTGTTCCTTCTGGAATAGTCATAGACTCTGATACGTCTACTGCTGATGCCTCACGAGTGAAAGAAGCACGAACTACGTCGCCCTTTGCCGCCCGCTCAGAACCGTCAGCGTTGATAGTGGAAGCAGGAATGAAGCCTACTAGCTCCCGTCCTACTACGTCGGCGGCTTTGTAGATGTCTGCCGCTAGATCAGTTAATACGTTAGCCATGTGGCTTCTCCTTTAATCGTCATAGACTTTGCCGCCTTCTTTGAAGAACTTTGCACGATCAGCGTGTTTCATATCCTCAAAATCAGAGCGACTAATTTCTCTATTGCCCACATCAGCCCCGCCTTGTGAACGAGTGGCCCCGCCACCGCTTGCTTGGATACCATCAACTAGGAATGGATAATCATTCCGCACATTTGATACCAAGTCCTCAAGAGTGCTGACGGTCAGTTGACCTGAGTCATCAGTCACCCTTAATTCTCCATCCATAAGCGTAAGTCTCTGACTTAGCTTTTCTTCTAACAATTTTGCCTTGGATACGTCTTTTGTCAACGATCCAGCGATTTTAGTGGCCTCAGACGATATTTT